ATATACTTCCGGCGTACGATGCTGCAAACGGAGCTTGGCGTAAAGTTAGCGTGCTAAATGACGCGGTTAAATCTGCGCTGAAAAACGAGGGGGCGGACAGAGGTTTGTTCTCTCCTATCCAGCTTCAATCTGCCGGTATATCAAACGCAGAGAAGTTCACCGGAAAAGGTTCTTCTGTGACACGCGGCTACCCCTTCGCTGAATTGGCCGAAGCTGGGCAGGATGTGCTAACGCCTAGAGGTCGGAGTGGCTTTCCGTTCACACTCCCTTTGACTACCGCTGGCTTGGTTGGCGGCACCTCGTATCTTACGCAACCCGGCCAGACCACCAACCCTGTTACCGGGGCGGTTACAGGAGAAGAGCGCGATCTTGCCGCTTCGGCCGCCCTTGGTTTGGGGCTGGGCAGCCTCGTTGCGGCTCCATATTCGCGCTTAGGACAGAGGGCGCTAACTTCTGTACTAATGGGCGAAAGAGGTGCCAACATGCAGAAAATAGGCGACTTGCTAACCAAATACGGACCCGGTGCGGGTGCCGGTGTTGGCGCGGCCTATCTCGGAGGAGCGCCTTCTCGTGGAACGCCAGATGTCGGCGGCGGATCAACGCTGGAGGCCGACTTCGTACCACTCCCACCGATGGCCGCCGAAGAGGCGCTGCCGGAAGATATGTCGGGTCTTACCGCCATGCCATCCGCAGACACCCTAACATCTCTTCTTCCTGAAGGGGCCGTCTTCGACCCTAGCACTAACGAAATCGTTATGCCGGACGGCCGCAGACTATCTCTTAACGATCTAGCTACGGCACCGTAAACAACATGGCACGTAACGACCTATCCGCGCTGGTCAGCACCTTCAGCGTAGACCCTACGGGCCGCCGTGCGCGCACCAAGCCGGATTTGACGGAAGATAGCGAGATAACTCGGCGCGTCACTGGCGGCCTCGCGGTAAAACGTCGCAAGAAGAAAGCCGCCTAGCGTCCGTCTCCCCGGCTCTCGGCGTACAGCGCCGCGTAGGCGATCATATCCTCAAGGCTGTCCTGGTGCGGCTCCGAGCGCGTCTGCGCCCGAACGGCCTTGAGCAGCGACATCATCAGCCATCCTTCGCTCTCGGCCAAGTCGCGGCCCGTGATGGCGTTGAAGGCCGCCACGGTCTTGCCCATTGAGCGCTCGCCGCCCAACGCGTCGTAGGTCGAGGCGCGGTCGTGCATGTGCATCGCCGCGCGGCCAAGTAGCTCCGCCGCCTTGGGCTTGGGCAACTCTACGACATCCGGCTTCACCTCATCGGGTACAACATCGCCCGCCGGGTTGAGTTCCAGCGCCACGTCGTCAGGCGGCAGATAGGCCGCCTCGGTGTCCTGCGGTGCGTCGTTCATTGCTTCCTCCTCTTGAGCGCCTCGAGTAGGATTTCCTGCACGCTGCGCTTCGATGACAGGCGCTCCATCACCATCTCGTCGACGGTGTCGCGCGCCAAGATCGGGTATATCATGACGGGCCGATCATAGCCCGCCTGCTTCTGGCGCATCGGCCCGATCCGCTCGATGATCTGCATGTGCTCCTCGAGGTTCCAGTTGACCCCGAAGAAGGCGAGGATGTTCCCGCCGTCGGCGAGGTTCAGGCCATGCCCAGCCGACGCCGGGTGCGCCAGCAGGATCGGTATCTTGCCCGCGTTCCACTCGCGGATCGTCTGCGGGTCGGCGTCTAGGTGCCGCGCCTGCTTGAAGTGACGCAGCAGCCGCTCGAGGTCGTGCTTGAAATTGTAGGCAACCAGCACGGGCGCGCCGTTGGCCTCCTCGATGACGCTCTCGAGCGCCTCCAGCTTGGCCTTGTGGACCTCCTCCCACTCGCGGCTGTCCTGCAGGTAGATCGCCCCGTTGGCTAGTTGCAGGCATTTCTGGGTGCGCACGGCGGCGTTCGCCGCCTCGACGCCCTCCGCCTCCAACTCGGCGTACATTTCCGTCTCCATGTCATCGTACACGGCCCGCGCCTTGGGCGGCAGGTCTACCCACTGGTGGGCGACGATCGGCTCGTCGACGGGCAGGCCGTTGACGGTCAGGCAGATGTCGCGCAGCTTGTCTTCGATCTCGCGCTGGGTGTGCTCGTAAGGCTGGAGGCTGTAGCCGTCGTAGCCCTTGTAGAACCAGCGCTGCTCGAAGGCGCTGAAGGTGCGCCCGAGGCGCTCGCCCTTGTCGAGGAAATATGTCTGGCCCCACAGGTCTTTGACGCCATTGGGCGCGGGCGTGCCGGTCAGGCCGATGAAGCGCTCGACGTGGCTGTGCGCCACCTTGGCCAGCGCCGCCGCCCGCGCGCCGCCCTGCCGCAGGCGGAAGGACTTGAGGCGGGTGAACTCGTCGGCCACCACGGTCCTGAACGGCCAGTCGTCGCCCAGCGTCTCGCGCAGCCAGACGAGGTTGTCGTAGTTCATGGCGTAGATGTCCGCCTTGGCGCGCAGCGCCGCCTCGCGCTGCTTGGCGCTGCCGGCGACGACGCTGACCTTCAGGTGCTGGCTGAAGGACCACTTCCTCACCTCGTCAGGCCACGTCGTCTTGGCCACGCGCAGCGGCGCGAGGACCAGCACGGGGTAGATGTCCTCAACCACCGACAGCGCCTCAAGCGCCGCCAGCGTCGAGACCGATTTACCACCTCCCATTGGCGCCCACACTGCGCAGCGCCGTTGGGAGGTGATCCAGTCGATCACCTCCCGCTGGTAGTCGTGCGGTGTGAAGTCTAAAGGCACGCTCACCACTTCCTAGGTGTGGGGTCTCGCTCCCACGACCAACGCTCCATAGCGCCAAGCTCGTTCCACGGCAGGCGCGGTATAACTGTGCCATCCACGCGCGGATGGTAGTAAGGCTTCCTGCGAACATCCTCTTCGTAGGCAAGCTGTCCGGGGGTCATGCCGGTTACTCCTGTGTTGCTGAGAAGCCTTTCCTATACCCGGTAAGCAGGCGTTGCAACCCCTATCTTTTGCCGTGGCGGACGATCTCGACAATCGCCTCGATGTCCGTCAGGCCGCGCGCGGTGAAGACCGGGATGCCGTCGTGCTGCATGCGGTTAACCTCGCGCTCCTGCAGCTTGCTGTAGCGGTCGCCCTCAGCCTTGATCTCGACGAAGGCGGCATTGGGCCACTCCCACCAGATGAAGCAGTCAGGGCACCCGCGGCGGCCTTCCCAGCGCACCTTCCGATACTGACCCCCGCTGCCCTGAACCAGCTTCTTGAGGCGATCCTGTAGCTTGCCAGCCGGTGTCATGTGGCCTCCGTCCTGCGGACCAGTTGGGCTGCATCCGCACCTCGCTGTTCGGCACGCACCATACCTCGCCAGTGGTGTCCAGCGCAACGACCCACAACAGGCTGTGCTCGATGCCGTAGTCGATCACCGCCACGGCGTAGCCGCGCCCCTTGGGCGTCTCGAGCGGCAGCGGCGGGTTGAGCTGGGTGAGCACTGCTTTACAATTTTTCGAATATGGTAACGACCCGAAAGCGATGGTTCGTCGATTTGACCATCCCAATAACGCCCACGATCCGCCAATCATCTTTACGATACATCGGAAGCACTTGGTCGAGCCAGACTATCGGAGTTCCAGAGCGGACGCGGGCCAGCGCCCGCATGACCTTGTTCCGTTTGACCATACTTGGCGCGTAATGTTCGCTGTCCTCGACGCTGTAAGGCGGATCAGCAAGCACAATGTCGTAATTACCGAGTGGAACCTTTTCAAGCGACTGTGCGTCATCCCAATAAGTTGGCTCCATGTCAGGGTTCAGGTCTACCGTATCGCCCGGCCAAGCCGATTGATCTACACGCCCGGAGAATACGTGAAGTGCCTTTTCTTTGTCAGGAAATAAAGCCTTTATTCTTTTTAAATAGCCGTGAGGATAGCCTCCGTAATATCCGCTTTTTACCCCATAGGCGTTCCCCATAATCCACGTCCCGACAATACGCCCATCTTCAGCAATAAATAGCGAACGTGGAAACCCTGTTTCTTTGACGTAGTTATCAATTCTGTCTTGTGGTTTCACTTTTTGCTCCTCACTTCCTGTACCTGTAGCTTTCGAAGCCCTCGGCCGCCAGCGGCAGCCCCGTCGACCAGCCGGGGTTGGTGGCCATAAACCCCGCCAGCGCCTCTGCGGTGTAGGCCGGGTCGTCGGGCACCTCGCAGACCAGCTCGTCGTGGACGCGCAGCACGACCGGGTAGCCGTTGCGCTCGGCGCGCTTCATCCCCAGCAGGAAAACGTCCCGCGCCACGGCCTGCACGATGTTTTCCACAAGTTTTCCATAGTAGGTTTCGAGCCACTCCCACTTGCGCGTGTACTGGTTGATGCCCTCGTACCGGAGCTTGCCTTCCTCGTCGATGTGCATCTGGCGGTAACAAAGGAAGCGCCCGCTCGGCAGGCGGCAGCGCACGTAGCTCACGCCGTCAGGCCCCATCTTCTGATCGAAACGCAGCATGGCACCGCGCACCTCAAAGCTCCCGCCCACGCCTTTGGCAAGTTGAAGCAGCGAAACCTCGCCGTGATTTACCCCTGATCGCACGGCCGAGCGCGCCGCGCCCTCGACATCGTACCAGAAGCGCTTGGTCGCCGGGTGCGCCTGCCGCCACGCGGTGACGATCTCGCCGATCGCCTCGTCGCTCATCGCGTTGAACACCTCGCCGCCCATCTTGCGGTAGGCCCCGAGGCCGCCCCCGTAGCCGCCCGCGAGTTCGGGCACCTTGCCCTGCGTCTGGCGCTCGGGCTTGGTCACGTCCTTCGGGTCTTTGCCGAGGATGCGCCCGGCGGTCACCTTGTACAGGTCCGGCCCGTCGCCCCGGTCGTAGGCCTTGAATGCCTCGATCTTCCAATCCTCGCCCGCCAGCCACGCCAGCACGCGCCCCTCGATGTTCGACAGGTCGGCGATGACCAGCTTGTTGCCCGGCGCGGCGACGAGGCAGCCGCGCACCGCCATGGCGCAGCGGTCGGAGACGTTGTCCCACAGCAGGTCGTCCACGTCGGCCTTGATCGCCTCGACGGTCAGCGCCTGCACCTCGCCGTCGAACCAGTCGGGCGTGCGCGGCAGGTTCTGCGGCTGGAAGATGCGCCCCGCGTCGCGCCCGGTGCGCGCCGCGCCGCAGAACTGGACGGTGCCGCGCAGGCGTCCGTCGCCCGACACCGCGCCGATCAGGGACGTGTACTTGGCGGGCGACGTGGCGGCGGCCTGCTGGCGTATCTCAAGCAACTCTCGCGCCACGGGCGTCAGCTCCTCGCGCAGCAGCCGCTCGACGCTCGCGCCGGTCAGGTCGTCCGTCTGCACGCCGTGTGCGTCGCGCAGGTGGCGCAGGAAGGCGTCGCGCTGGGTCGTGCTGTTGACCGCGCCACCAGTCAGAACTCGCGCACGAGCGGCCAAAGTTCGCGTAGTTCGGTCAAAAGCTCGGACAGCGGATCGCGCGAGGTCAACATCGACTGCGACGCCACGGTCATTAACTCTCTGGTCGAGTTGCCACAGGTCGCGCTCACCGTCAGTATCGTTCCAATTCGGCAGGCGTCCAAGTATGTCGCGCATCGCGTCCACGTCGAGCCGGGCGTATTCGCTGAAGCGTTGCCACTCATCAGGATGCGTCTCCCGCGTCGCCCGCCTCAATTTCCAATTCTTTGGGCACGGCTTGCTGAATAGTTGTATCAGCTTCTTGCCGTCCTTGTCTTTAGCTTTATCCTGCGGCACCCCCAGAACATCGCAGAGCTGTCCGAGGCTGGCTGGCAGCGAATGCTGGAGCGCTATTACCATCGTGTCCACAATCTTTTCCACAGGAATATGCACTCCCCTGTGGCGCAACACCGTGCGGTCGAAGGCGCTGTTGTGGATTACTATGTGATCGGCGGTGTCGATCAGCATTTGTATCTGCCCCCGGTGACTAGCCAGCCACTCGTCACTGGTGTCCAGCACGATCACGTCCTCGTCGTCAAAGGCGTATGCGACGAGCATGATTTCGGCGTCCTCGGCATAGCGGTGCGCGCCGTACTTGATCGGCGTCGTGCAGTACGTCTCCAAGTCCAGATGCAGGGTAGACAAGAGAATGCCCTCCGTTTTGAAGTGGCGCGCATGGTCTCAGCAACGGAGGAGCAAACCACCATTCCACACGCGCCACATCGAAAGGGAGGGCGCAGCAGCTTTACGGGCCAACGTCGAGAGACGTAGCTGCTGCGCCCCGTATAGCCTCAGAGCAGGTCTAAGCCAAGCTCCGCGGCGTAGGTATTCAACAGCGCGTTGCGTTCGCGCAGGTCGTCGGGTCGCATCTTCCGCAAGCGGACGATCTCCCGCATGATCTTGACATCAAAGCCCACGGCCTTCGCCTCGCCGTAGACCGCCTTGATGTCGTCGGCGATGTCTGCCTTCTCGCCCTCAAGACGCTCGACGCGCTCTACAAGCAGCCTGAGGCGGTCGTTGACGCCGTCGTCGCTCACAGCACGTCCTCCGCCTCGGCCTTGGGCTTGGCCAGACCGGCGAACTCGTCGGCGCTGGCTGGTGACGAGCCGCCCCCGAAGTTCTCGCCCTCGCCGGTAAGCATGATGCCCCGAAGCGAGCAGTTGATGCGGCGCCCCCACTTGTTGTCCTGCGCCCAGATTTCCACAGATGCGTTGACCTTTGCCCCGGAGAAGGCCTGCCGCTCGATGTCGCCCTTGCCAGTCAGTTCCTCGCCGTATTGGTTGTAGACGGTCGGCTGGGTCTTGGCGTTGCGGGTGGAGAGGTAGTGCGCGCCGTCGAAGCCGGCGTAAGCCTCGCCAGTTTTCTTGGAGCGGTAGACCTTCTTCACGAAGGCCACCTTTCCGTCCTCTTCGAGCATCTTGAGGATGCCGTCAGCCTTGTCCTTCCAAGCCTCCGTGGCCTCCGCCTTGATCGCATCTTCGAGCTGCTTCTGGTGCTCGCCGTCGATCTTGATCGGGAACTTCGCCCCATAGGCAGGCTCGCCCTCACCAAATGCCTGCGGCTCGGCTATCGCCGGGAACGCCATCGTGATGCCCTTGAGCATGATCTTGGTAGCCATTAGTCAGTTATCCACTTCTCAGTTCTCAGTTTGAAAGAGGCCGCCAAAATCGTCGGCGACCGATGGGACGGCAATCTCTTGCCGCCTGTCAGTGGCAAAGGCCACGGACGGCTTGCCCTCGCTCTGTGTGATGTGCTCGCGCACCTTCTCCCAGCGCTTGGGGTTGCTCTTGAACAGCTTCTCCGCCGCAGTCGGGCTGATCAGCTTGAAGTCGTACATTTCGTCGTTGCGCAGCCGGAAGGACTTGAGCAACTTCTCAGCCGCCGCTGGGTCGGTCCACTGGCGGTTGCCGCGCTTGCTCTCGACCAGCTTGAAGCCGTCGACGCTCTGGCCTGCGAGCAGCCTGCGCTCGACCTCAGCGCGCACGGCCTTGCACCACTGCTCGACAAGGCCGACCTTGGACATGGCGACGGACAGGTAGTTGTCGCCCGTCTGGCTGTCGATGGCCGTCGGCAGCAGGTCGGCGAAGTCGTCGAGCGTCGCCGCGTCGTGGACCAGATCGGCCACCTCGGCGCGCAGCGCCGGGCATGTTGGTTTGGCCTTGCAGAAGCGGCACTGCTTCTCGCCGGGGATAAGGAAAGCATCAAGGGCGTCTTCCAGACTGCTCACCAGCCTAACCTGCCCCGCAGAAAAACGGACGTTCTCCGCAAACTCCAGCAACGTCGGCAACGGGATCGTCCACTCGGCGACGTGATTGAGGCGAGGCTGGTGGATGACCATGGTCACCGCGTGGAAGTCACCCAGCAGGCCGAAGTTCTCGTGCGCGCCGAGCGCGTAGAGCAAGAGCTGCGGGTTGTCCTCGGACATGACCTTGACGCCCATGCCGTACTTGAGATCGACCACGACCAGTTCGCCCGGCTTGATGATGATTGCGTCCGCCGTGCCGCCAGCACCCTCCTCGCCGGTAAGGTGGCCGATCGGCACGCGCTGCTCGACCATCAGCTCGCCGCCCTCGGCGTACTCGCGCACGAGCTTGACGTAGTCCTGCACGTGGGCCGCCATGTCGTCGGTGACGGTGAACTTGCGCTCGCCGACCTCAATCACGGTGCCGAGGTACTGGTCGGCGTCGAGGCCGTCGATCAGGCACCACGAGGCGAGCGTGTGCGCCGCCGTGCCCTCATCAGCGTAGACACTGCCCTCGTCGGGGTAGTCGGCCTCGAGCACGACGCTGCCGGGGCACGCCATCCAGCGGTGCGCGCCGGATGGGCTGAGACGGGCGTGGGCGCTCATTCAAGACCATCCTTGAGCAAGCCAACCAGCTCGCCGAAGCGCTCGTCGGGCACCTGCGAGGCGCGCTCGACGCCAAACTGCGCGAGGATGTCCTGCACCCACGGCTTGCCCTTGGTCTTGACCGCATCGAGCACGACGGGCGTGACATCCTTGTCGAAGTCGAGCACGACAGGCTCGTCAGCGGGCGCGGGCGGCTCTGGCTCGGCGGCTTCTGGCTCGCTCGATGACTCTGGCAGCGGCGCGCTCTCCGGCTCCCCCGCAGGCTCCTTGGCGACCTCCTCAACCTTCTTCGCCTTGCGCGCAGGCTTGGGGTCGGGTGCCTGTTCCTGCTGCGCGTGCTCCGCATCGTACGCGGCGGTATTGCTCACGCCCACGGCAAAAGCCATGGCCTTCCCGGCCAGTTCAGCCAGCGTGTTGGCCGTGATCTCAATCCTGTAACTCATC